CCTTGCTGAATACTTGTCTGTGCTGAACCCTCACCTCTAATAGTCATAGAGTTTGCACTTGCACTAACTACAGGTGTTGAACCAATGGTTATGGTTGTTGCAGTGGACTTACCTGTGATTGTGTCTAGGATTACTGTACTCATATCTAACCTTTCGGATACTTATCTTTAACAGCTTTTATGCTAGACTTCCAACCATCTATGCCATTGTGATATAGGTCATCTAACTGCTCTGCTATTGATGGATATTCAGATGCTCTGTTTCTTTGATACTCGGTTTCAGCTATTTTTAGTTTAATATCATCTTTAGATATTTCTGTAGTACCCTCTACCCATTCTATTTCACAAGTATCAATATCGCTTCCTCTAATAATAAATTTAGCATTAGAATTTATTTTTTTTATGGCATCTTCTATTATCATACCACTATCTCCTGTAAAATTATTGTGCTATCACAGGTGTAAACTTGTACATATACAGTAGAAGCATTACTAGCTGATTTAAATTGAGTTTTATAAGTTAAGGCAGAGGTTGTGTTTGGAGAATCTAATATACTTGCACCGACTGTTCCAATACTCATAGTTGCAGCAGTACCAGTTCCATTGTCACCCCCTGCTCTTTTTGCTAATTGAGATATAACAGTAGATCCTCTAAGAAGTTGTAATTGCATACCTGCTTCAGCACTACCATCTTTGTAAACACCATTTTGCATAACTGTTATTAATATTTTATTACTAGATGACGTTGGAGTAATAGAGGCAGATAAATTAGTGTCTGCAAAAGTACTAGTAGTGTTAGATACTTGACCATCAACTGTACCAAAAACTGTTTGCACAACACTCCCTGTCATTGTTAGACCAATATCTTGAGGTCTAACAGTATTTCCTGCTCTGTTTTTTATTGTATCTACTTTGATTGTACTCACGATACCACCAACCTTCCACCACTGTTGACAGTCAAAGTAACCCCGCTATCTATTGTAAATGTTCCAGTAACTTGTGCATTTTCTGTAGCTAGTATTGTAGTATTAGCCGTTAAGTTCTGTGCATTAGTTCTAAACAAACCACCTGCCTTAAAGTTGCCTTTGTTTTCTGCTGCTGGTGTAACCGTACCAGTTTGAGGTGCTAAATAGTTTACAAATATATTGCCCGTTCCAGAACTAGGTGCTGCTGAAAATGTTAATGTTGTGCCGTCTGGAATAGTATAAGCAGCAGTATCTTGTACGACACCATCTACAGAAACCAAAACATCTTGTACTGAACTAACGGCAGTCGTTAATGTAAATGTGGTATCCGATCCATCGCCATTGAATCTTTGTACGGCAGGAGTCGTTTCAAAGTTTGTAACTGGTGCTTTACCAACAAAAGGCATTATGTAATCTCCATATAAGATAAGGCAACATCTGTTGCACCTGTTGCAGATACTGATATGCTATCTGTTGTTTCTAATACAACTTTGTTACCCGCCAAAAGCTCTAATGATGATCCTGCTGGGATGGGTGCATTGGTAATAAGCTCTACTGGTTGATTTACTTCATCATTAGCATTTGTTCTATTACCAGTATCAGATGTTAAGGTTACAGTTGCAGTAACTTGGCTGGTTGTTGTGTTTCCTAATATCAAACCCAGTATTATCGTTGTTGTGCTACTAGCTACTGTGTAGATTACATCTGCACTTGTTACTCCTGCTTTGCTTGATAATTTAAAAGTATTTGCCATTTTTTATCTCCTAATCAGCCAAGTGCGATCGCCAAGGCGGTGGCTTCGTTCGCTGCATCTGTAGCACTTGTTGCACCTATATCACTTAATAATTCACTAGCACTTCTGCCTTCTATACTTGTACCATCAACTCTTAAAAAATCATTATCGGCTATACCACTTGTTGCCACCAATACATTACCATTTGATATACCTGTTGATAAAGTAGCCGTTGTAGTTATTGCCGTACCATTTAGTGTTATAGCATCTGCCTCTAGTGTACCATCAAAGTCACCATCTACAGCATCTATATTACCTTTGAATATTGTAGATGTGACTGTGCCAGTGCTTGGATTGTAAGTTAGATTACCATCCATCTCCAAGCCAACATTACCGGTGCTTGATGTTGCATCTTCTACAAAAGCAATTAAATTTTCTTCGTTTGTGTTTTCATTATCTGTCACTAATACATGAGAAGAGTTTGTTGCATTTACTGCGTTAGTTGCATTTGTTACTGTGACACCTGCAATTACTGTATTTAAAGCGGTACCATTTACTGTAATTGCATCAGCTTCTAATGTGCCGTCTACATCTACATCACCAGATATATCTAAATCTGCCATAGTCGCAGTGCCAGTTATGGTAGGTGCAGTTAAACTTTTATTTGTTAATGTCTGAGTAATATCTACAGCAACTAAATCTTGTGTGCCACTATCTCCACTATCTGGAAGTCTTAATGTGTTAGCTGCACTTGCAGAATGTGGCTGTGGTTGTAATGTTTGAAAGTGAGCATTTGAAACCTCACAATACATTCTTAAAGATGCTGGTGATCCACTATTAGATTTAAAATCTATTACACCACCTAAAACAGTTAAGTCATCTCCAACAGATAAATCTGCTCCTAGTGTTGTGTTACCACTTGCGTCTAAAAATACTGATTTTGATGCAGGTATTGTACAAAATATGTTTTTTGTGCCTGCACTAAAGTTTACTGCATTATCACTATTAGAACTACTTATTATAGTTGTTCTGGCAAGAGTGCTAGAATCTCCATTAAGTGTACCTAAACCAACCTCAAATTCAGCAGTTCCGGGTAGTATAACTGCATAATAAGTAGTATTAGAATTACCTATACCTGCTGCAAATGTTTCAAAACCAGTAACTGCACCACCTAATGTAAGTGTGCCAGTGCCAGTTGTGGTAGATGTTTCTTTTACTCTGTCGTTAAGTACGAGTGCCATTATTTCAACTCTATAGTTAAGTTGTTTGCGTTTATTCTAAATATATCACCACTAGCTATCGTTTTACTTGCATCTAAAGCGCCAACAAAAAGTATATTACCACCACTTGATGCGTCTGCTATTATTACATGTGTTATTGTATTGCTGGTTCCGCCAGATGCTGGAAACTCAATATTAGCTGCGTTCTTCGCAGTTTGTGTGTCTGTTGAGTCTGCACCTATTGTAGTCCAGTTTGCTGCTGTAACTTGTTGTCTTGCGTAGTTTGTAAAGGTTGCCTCTGTGACTGATCCAGTCTCTGCTGCGCTTACTGCCGTTGCAAGTCCTACATATATGCTATCACCGGGTGAAGAAAGGCTAAGAGAATTATTCTTAAATAAGAAATGTAATATTCTTCTCTCTAGATAATTAGTTGCTGCATTTGCTGTTGCCATTTTTTACTCCTATGTTCTCTTCGCTCTTGGTAGACCCTCAGAGTAAGCGTCAGTATTTTCTCTAGCTTCTCCGTAATCTTTAAGTCTTGTTAATTGATCCATAAATCTTTTTTCATATTGTTGTATAAGATCAGGCTCACCTTTCATAAATAAATACGCATCTACCAACGATCCAAACAATAATGCAAATGGGGCATTGGTGCTTAACCATGTTGTACCATCATCTGCACCAGCGGTTAAACTGGTTGGTCTGTAATAATAATGCAATTCTACTGCATAGTTTGAGTTTGGGGTAGGGGCAATAATAAAGTTATTTGCATCAAACTGTGCATAGAATCTGGGTGTTGCTGTGGATGAGGATGCATCATAGGCTTCTTGTAAAAAGTTGACATCTTTTTGTAAAAGAAATGCCTCGCTACCAGATGTTGTTATCTGTAATGAAAATGATGCTAAATAATCTGATGGTATAGTTAAAAACTTATCACTTGTTGTAAATGCAGATGTAACATTTTTTCTAAATATTTCTAAATCTACACTTTTAAATATTCTTTCTTCTGCAGCTTTTATAAAATCAGGTAAATGACTTACAAAAGACGTTTCTGAATTATCTGTGTAATCCTGTATTGCAGTTTTTAATTGCGCTAATGTAAAGCTCATTTAAGCCTCCAAAGTAACTGGACCGACAGTGACAAATACACCACCACCAGTAATAGATCCTGTTGTAGACGAGGCAGAAACAGTTATTGTATAAGCATCATCTGTTGTTTTAGTTATAACATATCCTATAGCTAATTCAAAGTTAGCTGATGTAATTCCATCAAATCCTACACAGTTTCTAAACCTAACTCTATCTGATGTAGATCTACCATGACTCTTCTCTGTAACAGTTATTACAGTGCTTCCACTGTCTGCTACCGCAGTTGTGAATGGATCAATAAGCAATAATCTTTCTGTAGCAGGCTCTAATCTGTCTGGTCTTGCATCTAACAAACTCTGCGTATCATCGATTTTAAGCCTGCCTAAGAAGTTTTGTGGGTGATCTCTATCCATAACATCATAACCTACCCTCAAGCCCGTTCTAACGCCATTCTCGACCTCAAATACAAGGTCTTTTATCTTATATCTAAATCCAGTTCTGTCACAGATGCCATAAGCATATTTACCACTACTATATGCCATTATTTTTCATCCTTGCTTTTATAAAAATAATCATCACTGTCACCATATCTTGCTAGATAGTCTTCGCTTTCAACCTCATATTCTACTGTACTAACTTTAAAATCAGGCATCAAGGGCTTGTCTGGCGTTAAACTGTTATCATATATCCTCATTCTATTGTTTGGATATAAACCAAATTGACCATTCTCAAGCTCTATTAAGTTATGAGACTTATGTTCTGCTGGTGTTTCTGCTGTGCTATAGTCAACAGAATTAATATCTGAATGATAATTATCTATTGTAGCTATATACTTACCTTTAAATGTGCCTGCATTTCTGGTCATTACTTCAAATGTCATAGACGATATAAACTGTTTATGTATTGCCACTACACCATAATCCATACAGTTCCAAAACTGTAGATTAGGTAAACTTAAATCTTGTTCTGGGGTTTTGTTTTCCCATGTAAAAGCACTGATTGGCAGCTTGTCAAACATGGCCCCGTATTCCGGCAAGTAAGTCTCAAAATAAAATGCTCTTCCCGGCATAGATTTACAAGATATCCATACACCCTTAACAAAATCTCCATGACCATCTTCGTGATCTCTTAAGAATTCTTTGCGTACCCATACATGAATTGCAGGAAGATTGCAGATTAGTTGCGACAATTAGTAACCTCTATTAAAGTTAATTCCTCTAGTGGCCGCTCCACCACCACGCATCTTAACAACGCCACCTTTTTTCATGTACCCCATTTTATTACGAACTGGTTGTGGTAATTTACCTAATCCTTTGTTGTCTGCAGGAACTGGCTTTAATGATCCACCATCTGCTTTTTTAACAACTTTTTTCTGAGTTGTTTTACCACCAGATTTCATTGCTGTAATTTTACCCATGCTAACCTTCTTTCTTTTTGGTTTGTAGTCCTCACCTTGATCTCTAAATGTTTTTGATTTTGTTTTTGATAAAGTAGATTTAATACCGGTTGACTTAAAATCACCTAATTCTTTTTTAGCTTTATCAATATATGATTGCATACCTACCATTATTTTTTCTTTCTTTTAATAACTTCAGATTTAAATCTTACATTTGAGTCTTTTGCATTTCTCATGTCTTTTCCAGAAACACCACTACCTTCTTTCATAAACATACCTTTTTTCTTAGGTTTAATAGAACTAGGTCTAGGTTTAGGAGTGGCTACATTTTTAGGTTTAACAACATTATCTTTCTTTTTAGCACCTGCAACACCTAATGCGCTCACAATAGGCTTTGGTGTCTTTCTTATACCTTTACCTGTTTGTGTTGATCTTTTACTAATACCACTAATAGTTTGTCTCTTTTTTGGTGGCGTTGGCTTAACCATTCTGTACTCACCACCTTTTTTAGGCTGTGTTCTAGATTTACCAATAGCAACAACTCCAGCATCTTTTGCAGCTTTATATGCTCTTTTACCGATTTCTTTAGCCCCTGTTAAAGCGGCCCCTGTTCCAGCCCTGCCTCTAGTCAATAGAGCTAAACCAGCGCCCATAACACCTTTTTCAATAGAACCAGCTCTTCTGCCTTTTTTACCCATGCTTTCAGCTTTTTTCTGATTAACATTGCCTTTTCTTCCAGACATAACATTATAGTTAGGATCATTAACTTTCTTCTTTGCAGCTGACAATTTGCCACCATCTTTTTTCTTTCTAACATTTTGCATATTTTTTTTATTAGTTGCTGACACACCTGCGCTAAATTTTTTATCTAATGACTCTGTTTTATCTGCTCTAAATGGATCTTTCTTTGGTCTTGGTTTAGGCATTGCAACCTTACCACCATTTTTATAACCTTTTACAGCAGGTTTTGTTTTTCTTACATACATACTGCCTCCCAATTTTTTTGTAGTAGTTTTTTTAGGAGAGCCTATGTCCATTCCACCACCACCTTTAGACTGCTTTTTTTTATTTGTATTTTTAAATTTTTCTTGAATAACTATTGGCATAATTACGCTCCGTAAAATGTGTCATAAGGTACAAATCTAGCAGACGCACTCTCTGTGTCTTCCCCTGCTGCTAGTTCAAACTGAAATTCATATTCCTGTTTGAGGGGAACAACTCTGTTTGCAACTTCTGGTCTTTTCATAGCTATGTAATAAGCTAATCCAGAAACAAGACAAGGAACAAATCTTGGTGGAACAAATGATGTAGTTGTACCATCTATACCAGATGATATCCCATCTATTCCTGCAATTCTAAAATAAGACAATGTATATGTATCTGCACTGTCAGGTACAGGCCATAATGTAACTGTTGTTGAACCAGCTAGTCTTTGTATAAATATTTGTGTGGGTTTACCAGTAGAGTTTTTTGCTGATTGCTGTGCATATGTTGAAACACTAACTCTTGTTAAGTTTGTGTCTGTTTGACTTGTGCCAGTGCCAGTTCTAATTTGATGCTCAACTAGATCTACCGTGTCTGTTG